CATTATGTGATCGTTGTGCTTTTGAGTACAAACTTAATGAACTAAAAGAAGAATGGAATGGTTTAAAAGTTTGTCCGAGTTGTTATGAACCTAAACATCCTCAGTTAGAACCATTAACGGTTAAAGCAGATCCTGAAGCATTATACAAACCTAGACCTAATAATGATAAAGAAGTGGGAGAGGGTTTTGTTGTTGTTACAAGCTCTAACATATTTCAAAATGATTTTATGAATCCATCCATACTACCTTCAAATTTTGTTGTTGAGAAAGTGACAGCATCATTAGGTGAAGTTACAATTACTACATCATGACATTAACTGAATTAAAAACTTTAATACAAAATTATGTAGAAAATGAGGAGACAACTTTTGTTGCTACCTTAAATGATTTTATTATTAATGCAGAAGATAGATTATTTGAACTAATACAGTTAGATTATTTTAGAAAAAATGTTACTGGTAATTTAACAACTGGTAATACTTATTTAACCGCTCCTTCTGATTTTTTAATGAGTTTTTCTTTAGCAATTATAGACAGTAACAACGATTATCATTATTTAGATAAAAAACACCCTTCTTTTATGAGAGAGTATTCTAATGATGCGGTTGATACTTCTGAAAGAGGTAGGCCTTTGTACTATGGAGACTTTGATAAAGAATTATCTACGGCATCAAGTAACGGATCTACTTTGATAGTTTCTCCGGTTCCAGATTCAGATTATTCAGTTGAATTGCACTATCTATATAAACCAAATAGTTTAACAACAGACACTACAGGAACTTGGATTTCTACTAATGCTAGAAATGCTTTGTTGTACGGTTCTCTTGTAGAAGCATACACATTTATGAAGGGTGATGCAGATTTGATGCAACAGTATGAACAAAGATTTAATTTAGAAGTTTTAAGATTGAAGAATCAAGCAGAAGCAAGAGGAAGAAGAGACGAATACCGTTATGATTCTCTTAGATCTTCTGTTACTTAAATAAGGAGAGTAAATGGAAAAAATTGAAAGTCTTAAAGGCAAGACTGTTGCTATTGTGGGTATGGGTAAAAGCTGGTTTGACTACAACTTAGCAAAATCTCATGGGGTACATTTTGATGAAGTATGGGCTATAAATGGTGTAGGGTCTGTTATATTCCACGACAGAGTATTTATGATGGATCCAGCATCTAGGTTTCTAGATACAGATGACGCAGGCGGCCAAACTGACAGTATGGCAGATCTTTTAAAAAATCATGAGGGTCCAATATACACTTGTGAATTAGATGATCGTTGTCCTGGTTTAGTTGAATATCCCTTAGAAGAAGTGGTTTCTTATTCTAATTGCCATTATTTAAACAATACAGTTGCCTACGCAGTTGCTTTTGCTTACTGGAATGAAGTAGCTAACTTAAAGTTATTTGGTATAGATTTTTCTTATAAAGGTAATTTACATTTTGCTGAGTCAGGAAGAGCTTGTGTAGAGTTCTGGCTAAGTAAATGTATATCTGCTGGTATGCAAGTTGAAGTTGCACATACTTCTGGATTATTAGATACAGACGTTCCAGCAGAGCAAAAACTATACGGTTATCATAGGTTAAAAAATCCCTACATTATTTTAGTGGATGAAGATGGAATTAAATTAGAGCGTATAAACGATCTAGAGATAGTAAAACAAGAACAGGAGCCTGTACTTATAGATAGGCATGATTCTCACCTAAAACCGGTAGAGCCTAAAAAATGGTAGATGAAGTAACTCCGGCAGGAATGCCAGGTTTAGGCCTTATAGAAGCTAAAACAAGTAACTACGGCGGTCATCCTCCTGAGTTTTGGGCAGAAAGACTTACAGAAAAGATTGTAAGCTCAAGTGATAGTGAAGATCCACATATAAAAGAACAAGCTAAAGCCTACAAAGATTTGATATACCAAGTTAGTTTGATTTATATACGTAATGCTATAAAATCTTATAAGGCTACCTTAATTCAAGAGCTTGTGACGGCTGGAGAGGAAGATGTAGCTAAAATTGTAAAAAGGATATAAATATGGCTATAACATCAACTTTAACTACAAGTTTTAAAAAACAACTTCTTGAAGGTGTGCATAATTTCAAAAATAGTGGCGGAGGTACTTTTAAACTGGCTTTATATACCAGTTCTGCTACTTTAGGTGCTACAACTACAGCTTTTACCACAACAGGGCAAGCTAGTGGTACAAATTACACATCTGGAGGGGCTAACCTAACTAGAGTAGATCCTACTTCAAGCGGCACTACAGGATTTACTGATTTTGCTGATTTGACGTTTGGAACAGCTACGATTACTGCTAGGGGTTGTATGATTTATAACTCTTCTGCAACTAACGCTTCAGTAGCTACTATTGATTTTGGTGGAGATAAAACATCTACCGCTGGTGATTTTACGGTAGTTTTCCCTGCAGCAGCAGCAAGTACAGCTATTATTAGAATAGCTTAAAAGCCTTATATGGCTAATATTAACGGTTGGGGTCGCGGAACTTGGGGCGAAGGGTCCTGGGGAACTGCCTTACCCGTTGAAATATCTGCACCTAATGCCGCTACATCTGCATTAGGTACTGTATCTACGGTAGCAAAAGCTAATGTAACTCCCACAGGACAATCTGCAACAGGTGGTGTATCTGGAGTAGGTGTAAATGCACAAGCCGTAGCTGTATGTCCTAGTGCAGTTGGTACAGTAGGGTCTGTATCAGTATTAGTTGATGGTGAGGCAAATGTATTCCCAACAGGCCAAGCCGCAACAAGTGCTTTAGGTACTGCAACTACTATATCTAACAACAACATATCAGTCTCACTAGGAGCTGCAACAAGTGCTTTAGGATCTGTAACAACAGATGCAGAGGCAAACGCATTTCCTACAGGACAAAGCGCAACAGGATCGGTAGGATCAGTTTTAGTGTGGTCACTTATTGATGATTCACAAACATCCAACTTTACTTCAATTAACGAGGCTCAAACACCTAACTGGGAAGATGTTGCTTAACTATGCAAGAGAAAGGTAATATAATCAATTGAACGGAGATATAAATGGCCACTTATGTAAATAATTTAAGACTAAAAGAAATCGCTACTGGTGATGAGTCAGGAACTTGGGGAACAAGTACAAATACCAACTTGGAGTTGATTGGAGAAGCTTTAGGCTTTGGTACAGAAGCAATCACTACTAACGCAGATACACACACTACTACAGTAGCAGACGGTAGTTCTGATGCTGGTAGGGCTATGTATCTTAAATATACAGGAACGCTAGACTCGGCCTGTACGATTACAATTGGCCCAAACACTATGAAAAGGATGCAATTCATAGAAAATGGCACAAGTGGTTCTCAAAACATTATTATTTCACAAGGTTCTGGAGCTAACATAACTATTCCTCCGGGAGACACAAAAGCAGTTTACCTAGATGGTGCTGGTAGTGGAGCTGCGGTAGTAGACGCTTTTGCTAGTCTAAACGCAGTAGATCTAAAAGTAGAAGACGATCTGACTTTAACTTCTGACAGCGCAGTTATCACGTTTGGCGCAGATGGCGATACAACATTAACTCACACAGATGGATCTGGATTGACATTAAACAGTACGAACAAAATTATGTTTAATGATGCAAGCCAGTTTATACAAGGATCAAGTGCTACTGTTCTGTCTTTAGGCGCAACCGATGAAATAGATCTCACCGCTACAGCGATGGATTTCAATGGAACTGTGACAATTTCAGGAGACACAACACTCGAAGACGGCGCTGATTTAATTACTGCATCTGCTGGTACTTCTAATACTCGCATAGGTGTCAACGCTGGTAACAGTATTACATCTGGCGGTAATTACAACGTGGTTGTCGGTGATGAAGCTGGTACTGCGCTTACTACTGGTGATAATAATGTAGCGGTTGGATATGGTGCTTTAGATGCAGAAGACACTGGCACAGATTCTGTTGCTATTGGATACAACGCACTAACAGCACAAAACAACGATTCTACAAACTATAACGTAGCAGTAGGTTCGTCTGCTGGAGTCTCAATAACCTCAGGTCTATCAAATGTACTTGTAGGTGCATTATCTGGTGATGCGTTGACAGATGCAGATTTTAACGTAGCAATAGGAAGAAGTGCTTTAGGTGCAGATACTAAAGGTGGTTCTACAGTTGCTATTGGATTTGGTGCTTTAGACGCTCAAAATTTTACAACAACTACAGATTCTTATAATACAGCTGTTGGTAGAAGTGCTGGCGGAGCAGTAACCACAGGCGTAAGCAACACTATTGTAGGCGGTTTAGCTGGTGATGCACTTACTGATGCAGACTATAATGTAGCAGTCGGTACATCGGCTTTAGGAGCAGATACTTTAGGAAGCCGCACGACAGCGGTTGGATTTGGTGCTTTACAGACTCAAAATTTTACTACTGCTACTGATACTTATAACACAGCAGTAGGATATAACGCTGGTACCTCAGTAACCACAGGCACATTTAATACTCTTATAGGAGTTCAAGTGGGTGATGCTCTTGCAGATGCAAATTACAATACAGCTATAGGAGTACAAGCACTAACAACAGATACAGAAGGTAATTACAGTACCGCTGTAGGTTATCGTGCTTTGGCAACACAAAACCTTACAACTAGCACAAATACTTATAACGTGGCGGTAGGTGCTGATGCTGGGCTGTTAATCACCACAGGCGTTCAAAACACTCTCTTAGGCAGTAATGCTGGTGATGCCTACACTGACGCTGACTTTAACGTGGCGGTTGGATATGGTTCTTTAAGTGTAGATACGTTAGGCAGTAAGTCAGTAGCCGTAGGACATAATTCTTTAGGAAACCAAAACTTTACAACAGCTACAGATGCTTACAACGTAGCAGTTGGTTTCAGTGCTGGCGTATCAGTAACTACAGGAAACGACAACACACTAATAGGGGGGTTAGCGGGAGACGCTCTTACAGACGCTGATGATAATGTTGCTGTAGGACGAAGTGCTTTAGGTCAAGATACGTTGGGCAGTAGGACAGTTGCTGTTGGGTTTGGGGCTTTACAGGTTCAAAATTTCACTACAGCAACTAATGGCTATAATACCGCTATGGGTTATAACGCTGGAGCTGCTATAACCACAGGTACAGAAAATACATTAATTGGAGGTCTATCTGGTGATGCTATACAAACTGGATCTCAAAACACAATAATTGGATTTAACGCTGGTGGAGCATTAACTGGTACTTTTAATGCGTTTCTAGGACGCTCTAGTGGTAGTGCTATGACCTCTGGAGATAAAAATACCATCATTGGTTCTTTCAATGGAAACCAAAACAGTGTAGACATAAGAACCTCAGACAATAATATAATTCTTTCCGATGGTGATGGTAATCCCAGATTAAGGATTGCTAGTGATGGTCACACTAACATATTAAAGCTGGCTGTTAATGCTTCTACGACTGGAGATTCTGAAAGTTTTATAAGAGCAGATCGAAACAGCGACATTAATTCAGGAGGAGATGTTCGTTTTGTAGTGTTTACAAGTGGTAATGTACAAAATACCAATAACTCTTATGGTGCAATATCTGACATAAAATTAAAAGAAAACATCGCAGATGCCACAGGTAAGTTAGACGAGCTAAAACAAGTCAAAATAAAAAACTATAACTTTATTGGCGACAGCAAAAAACAAATAGGTGTTATAGCTCAAGAGTTAGAAACAATATTCCCAGGTATGGTTGAGGCAATACCTGACACAGATGAAGATGGTAATGATTTAGGCACAGAAACAAAATCAGTAAAATACTCTGTTTTTGTTCCAATACTTATCAAGGCTATGCAAGAACAACAAGATTTAATTGAGTCACTTACGGCTCGTATAACAACCTTAGAAGGATAGGAGTAAAATATGGCTAGAACAGCTGATGAAAAAAATAAAATGTATAACGCAATGGTCGGTATGATTACTGTTATTGATAATACATTAGACGATAGCAATGATTATGCTAACGATTTAACCAACGCTGAAAAACAAGAAAAAGTTTTACGCACAAGTGGTTATTTAGAGTATGGATTGGAATTTGCTGATTATGGCTCTAAAAGCCTAACTGCAATCCAAGCAGCAGTTACAAAAGCAAAAGCTTATACCCCATAAATCTATGCAAGAACAAGAGGTAAGAATGATACCTTTGCCAGCGGTTTACGTTATGGAAACCACTATGCCTGAAAGTATGGTTGATTCTGTCAACGACTATATAGACGAATACAGAAAAAAAGAAGATCGCAAATCATTAGCACCTACGTTGGTTGGACAAATACACCAAGGTGAGCAATTACTACTAGACCATACGGACAAAAGATTAGCAGAATATAATCAGTTTATTTGCAATCTTGGCGCAGATTACATCAATTACTATGGTAGTGCTGGTAATAAAGTAAACGGACCAAAACAAGTAGAAACAGACGAAACTTGGTCAGTTCATAGTTATGATGGAGACTATAATCCAATACACGATCACAGCACTAAAACTGTTATGGGTTTATCTACAACTGCTTGGACTAAAGTTCCAGAGCAAATAGGCAGAACTAACGCTACCTCACCAACGTACTCTTTATATAATGAAAGCGGACATTCAGATGGTTGTATTATGTTTTCTTATGGACAAACATCAACTCTGGATTCCGAAAGACTGAAACCAGCACAACTGATCACAGTAACACCAGAGGTAGGAAAACTAATGGTTTTCCCTTCTTGGTTACAACATATGGTTTTTCCCTTTAAAGGCGAAGGCGAAAGACGAACAATAGCATCCAACTTGAATTGTTGGGACGTACAACAAAAAACACCAAAGGAGGTGCAATAATGAGTGAAGAAGCCGTAGTCTTTATAGACGATAAAGAAATAAAAGTATCTGATTTAACAGATGAACAAAGATATTTTCATTCGCAACTACTAGACTTGAGAAACAAAGAAGCAAGTCTTAAGTTTCAATTAGATCAAGTAGCTGCCAGTATATCTGTTTTTCAAAATGCTTTTCTTGAAGCCTCAAAGAAGGTAGCAGATGAAGTTCTTAAAGAAGAAGGAGATAATAATAATGATGTGGATTAATATATTTATGTGGGTTACAGCTATTATAGCTATAGCTTCACTTGTGGCAGCAGTCACACCTACTCCGCAAGGAGATAAATTGCTATCAAAACTTTATAAAGTTATAGATTTTTTAGCTTTAAATATCGGCAAGGCCAAGGATAAGTAATGAGCTGGTGGGGTAAATTAGTAGATAAAGTAACCGGTACTAAAAGAGTAAAAGTTAGAGCCAGAGATGAAGACGGTAAGTTTGTTGGTGATGACGAATCAACTCCAGACGTTAATGAAGCTTATACAACAAAAAGAGTAAAAAACAATAAATGACTACAGAAGATTCTGACATAACATCTTTAAAAGTATACGAAAGAGAATCTGCTATTAGGTTTGAGTATATTGAAAAAAGACTTGATGAAGGATCTGCTAAATTTAAAAGACTAGAAGCTCTTATTTGGGGTATATATCCTGTATTAATAACTTGTTTGGTTGCCACCAGGTATATCTAATGTATGAGTACTCTTGTAAAGTTGAAAAAGTGGTTGATGGAGATACTTGTGACGTTATTCTGGATCTCGGCTTTGATATTCTTTATAAGTCTCGTGTTCGTCTATATGGTATTGATACTCCCGAGTCACGTACTCGTAACAAAGATGAGAAGGCTAGAGGAAAAATGGCTTCAGCTTTCTTAAAAGAAGCTATAAAAGAAGGAGAAAAAGTAGTTATACAAACAAAACTTAAAGACTCTAGAGGTAAGTTCGGTAGAGTTTTAGGTGATGTTGTTGTAGATGGCGTAAATATTAATCAACTAATGGTTAAATGCCATTTAGCAGTAGCTTACTACGGTCAATCAAAAGATGACGTAGAAGCTGAACACATGCGTAACAGGGACATTCTTATAGAAAAAGGTCTACATACCCCGGTAGATTAATGGACCAAGCAGTTCAATTTATTAACGAAGTAGGCTTTCCTATAGCTGCTGCGTTAGGCCTGGGGTTCTTTATTTGGAAACTAATTAACCGTATTATTGACGGTATGGAAACTAAAGTAGACGTGCTTGATGATAAAGTTGCTGATCAAATAGAGCAAATGGAACAAAGACTTGGTACCAAGCTAGATTCACAGCATGGGATCCTGGTTGCTCTTATAGATAGGGTTAGATCTCTTGATAACGAAATTATACGTCAAGACACACTTATCAAAACTATATTAGGTGTACCGCAGTTAATAGATAGTAATAAAATTGCAAAAGCTGATAGAGACGACCAAAGGAAAGATTGATGGCTCCTAAACGACCTGATGAAATATTGTTAATATCTTGCATGATAATCGTCATGCTAGTTGTTTTATCAGTACAAGCAGATGAAATGACTCACAAGTTTAAGAATCCTAGCTTTTCAGGTGTTGGTACATCTAGTCATTATCTAACTATAGAGAACCAGGAGTTCAACAGAAAAGAAGCCATACGTGAAGAAATAAAGGCTTATGTAGAAGACTTGGAAAGAGAAGCAGAAAACACTACGCTTGCTAGGTTTATACGTAATTTAGAGAGTAGAATATACGCACAACTAAGCAGACAATTGGTTGATAGTTTGTTTGGTGAAACTGCCTCTGATTTTGGTGTTCTTGAATTAGAAGGCAACACTATAGAATATAGAGTAGAAGACGATAAGGTAACTTTAATAATTACAGATGAAGAAGGCAATACAACAGAAATTACTGTACCTCTCGGTTCTTTTACTTTCTAGTTGTTCTTTAATTATACCGCCTTTAGATAACGGCATACCGCCAGTCAGATCTATTGAATCAGCGCAAGTTGGTAGTTTGCTAACAAAACTATCAGAATCACCAGAACCAGAAAGAAAACCTGTAGTGGCTGTATATGGTAAATCTTTTAAAGACGATACAGGACAGCGCAGATCTAATAGTCAGTACGCTAGTTTTAGTACGGCAATAACACAATCTCCTGATGCGTATCTAATTAGGGCTTTGAAACATTCAAATGTTTTTGATGTGGTGGAGAGAAAAGGTTTAGATAATTTAACAAAAGAAAGACAATTAATACGTACAACTAGAGAATCATTTGATGAAAAACAAAAAGTTAAACCGTTGCTTTTTGCTGGTCTTATTATGGAGGGAGGTGTAATAGGGTATGAAAGTAATGTTAAGTCTGGAGGTGCAGGTGCTAGATATTTAGGTATTGGAGCTTCTAAAGAATACAGACAAGACTCTGTAACAATTTCTTTGCGTACCGTATCTGTTAGTACAGGAAAAATATTGTTAGAAGTGCTAGTAACTAAGTCAATATTGAGCGCTGCCGTCTCTTCTGATGTGTTCAAATTTTATTCAAATAATACCGAATTAGTTGAAATTGAAAGCGGTATGGTAGAGAATGAGTCTATAAATATTGCTTTACAGATGGCTATCGAGACGGCTGTTTTGCAAACAATAGAGGAAGGATATGAACAAGGCTATTGGAAAAAGAAGAACGGTAGTTAGCTTATTGTTTTTATTTATATCTTTGAATGTGGTGACAGCAGACAACGAGATATATATAGATCAATCAGGTGCTACGTCTAACTTAGACATAGAGCAAGTTGGAGGTAGTGGCAACATTATTGGGGGTTCAGATGCTACAGCTGGTGCATCTAATATGACTCCGTTAGACCTAGATGGCTCAACCATGACGTTAGATATATTGCAAAAGGGTTCAACCAATAAATTCCTTGGTGATATATGGGCTGATAACTACACAGGTTACTTCTCATTTATAGGCGATAGCAATACTTTTAATATGTCTACAGATGAAACAAACGCAACTGGAGCAGATGGTTCTAATGTAAACGTACAGGTTACAGGAAACACAAACACCATGACACTCAATCACGCTATGACTGCACTAGCAGCTAATTTAGACTTGGATTGGATTATACAAGGTGGAGGTAACAGTATTACAGCAGCTATAGATGTAGACGGTGCTACTAACTACATGGATATTGATGGTGATGATAATACAATAACTTATGACGGTGATGGGTATGCGGGTGGATATTTCTACTTAGATCATACAGGTAGTGATAGAACTTTTAATATAGATCAGGAATCCGCATTAGATAATGACTGGCTTAAGATTACCTCTTCTGGCTCTAATGGCACAGTTTGTGTTACTCAGTCAGACTCAACAACTTCATTCGTCTGTTGATATAGGCTCTATCTCAGAAGTTAGAGGTAATGCACAAGTTCTAAGAGATAAACCTTATGGCGCTGAACTAAAGTTCAACATCCAGCAAATGGATGATGTACGCACAGAAGCTGGCAGAGTTGCCATAACCTTTGAAGATTCTTCTACAGTTAAACTAACAGAACATTCTAAGTTAGTTATAGACGAATACATCTATGACCCTGACCCATCAAAATCTAAGATGGCCTTGAAGTTTGCCAGTGGCACAGCACGATTTATCACAGGTAAATTCAACAACAAAAGCAATATATCCATCAAAACTCCTACAGCAGACATAGCTATTAGAGGTACTGACTTTACTTGTACTGTAGATGAATTAGGCAGATCTCTTGTCATACTGCTTCCAGACGAGAATGGTATATCTAGTGGTGAGATCCTGGTATCAACAGCATCTGGTAACGTAACTCTAAACAAACCATATCAAGCAACTACGGTATCTGTTTTTGAAAACAATCCTACAGCTCCTGTAGAGCTAGATATTACATTAGATCTAATAGACAACATGCTTATTGTAAATCCTCCAGAACAAACGCAAGAATCTTTAGAACAAACGCAAACACAAACATCTGCTGATTATTTAGATTTTAATGATCTTGATATAGATTATCTTAATGAGGACTTTTTAGATGCAGAGGAAGAATTAGAGTTTACAGAACTAGATGTTAATTATTTAGATATTAATTTTCTTGAAGATTTACTTAATGTTTTAGATGCACTAGCCATAACAAAAGAAGAAGATGCTTTGAAACAAGGGGGTGCCGGTATACGTATTGTTGGTACAGAAATAGGACAAGACAAAGATACGCAAATAACTACAATCATATCTGGTCAAAATATAAGTTTAACGAGAACCGTAAGTCAAAGCGTTAAATTAGATTTAGATGGATCTGATAGTTATACAGTTATACTTCTACAAGATGGAGTAACTAATACGGTTAAAATAAATGGTGGATCTTCAACTACAATAACAATTAAACAAGGGTCAGGATGAAAAAAACAATAATATTTGTAAGTTTATTTATGTTACTTGGTGCAACTTACTATTTTCAACCAACTGCTTATAAAATATTAAAGTTAAAAACTTTTGATTCGTTAGTAACAGATAAAGAACCTTCAGGTAATTTTGTAATTCTTAATATAAATGAAAATGATATTACTAATGAAGGTGGCTATCCTTTATCTAGGCAAACATTAGCTCAAATACACATTAATTTATTAAGAAAAGGTGCATTAGGTGTGGGTTGGGTTATAGCCTTTCCACAACCTGATAGATTTGGTGGTGACTTTGATTTTACAGAAGCTCTGGGTTTTTCTCCAAGTGTTCTCGCTATGTTTGAGGGAGAAGGTAATTATCCGCCTACTTCTGGAACAGTTATCCTCGGACCAGAAAGCGGAGGCATTATGTCTGAAGGTGTAATACAAAATATAGATATTTTAAAAGCCAACGCCAGTCAGGGTTTAGCAGTAGCTAGGACAGATGTAGATAATTTAGTTCGTAGATTACCTCTTTTAATGCGCACACCTGACGGTTGGGTATCAACATACGGTACAGAAGTTTTAAAAGTCTTAGCTGGAGCTGATACTTACATTATAAAAACAAATGATAATGGTCTGGAAGAAGTAAGGGTAAAAGGGTTGCCTTCAGTACCGGTAGATTCATTAGGTCGTAAATGGGTAAGTTGGGTTAACACACCACAAACTAATCTTTTAGAAATGGATGTAGAAAATAAATTTGTTTTTGTAGGGTTTACAGCAAAAGGGATTATGCCTCAAATTGCTACACCCGTAGGTTTGTTAGAACCTCATAAAATACAAGCCGCACTTGCTGAATCTATATTGATACAAGACAGCCCTTACATACCTGATTATGCACTTGCTTTGGAAATATTAATCTTTTTGTTTTCTGTGGTGTTTGTTTGGCTTGCTTTGAATGTTTTTGGTATAACTGCTGGTATATCGTTCTTTAGTGTAGTTTTTGTTTCTACGGCCTTCTTTGGCGTTTATACAATACAAAAAGGGGTATTAATTGATGTCACTTGGGCTTTAATATCTCAGTTTATTACTGCAAGTGTTGCTTTTTATGTAAGATTTAGAGAGCAATACAAACTAAGACAACAAATCAAAAAACAATTTGAGCATTACTTAGATCCAAGGCAAGTAAAAGCATTACAAAAAGATCCTGGATTATTAAAGTTGGGTGGTGAAAAGAAAAGATGCACCTTTTTATTTACTGATGTTCGTGGGTTTACTGCTATGAGTGAAAGTATGGAACCTGAACAAGTGACTCAAATTATGAACAAAGCTCTTACAATTCAATCAGATGCGGTTAAAAAGTATGGAGGTATGGTAGATAAGTATATAGGTGATGCAATGATGGCTATATTTAATGCTCCTTTAGATTTAGATAATCACGAGCAAGCTGCTGTTATGTGCGCTAAAGAAATACAAGACAACTTTAAATCTTCTGATGTTGGAGTTGAAATTGGTGTAGGTGTTAATACTGGTGAAGCTGTAATTGGAAACTGTGGATCGTCTACTAGATTTGATTATACGGCTATTGGATCTGCCGTAAATATAGCTGCTAGGTGCGAATCTAGTTGTAAAACTGTAGGCAAAGATTTAATAATTGCAGAGGAAACTGCAAAAAATTGTGGTTTTGAGCTAAAATCATTAAAACCAATAGAAGTTAAAGGTATTAGTGAGCCTTTAAAAATATTTACTTTGGAGGATATATGAAAGCACTACTTAAAAACTTAGTTGGATCAGTAGCACCAACCTTGGGTACAGCACTAGGAGGCCCTATGGGTGGTATGGCTGCAAACATGATTGCAGATGTATTGGGTTGTAAGAACGAACCAAAAGAAATACAAAAAGCTATAGATAATGCTACACCCGAACAAATGCTTGAGCTAAAGAAAGCTGAAGCTGAGTTTGAACTTAAAATGAAAGAACTAGAGGTAGATGTGTTTAAACTAGAAGTACAAGACACACAAAACGCTAGGCAAACTTTTTCTAAAGATTGGACAGCCAGAATTATAGGTATAGCTGTAGTTGGTGGTTTTATGGGATACATATTCTTAGTAACTATTCAGCCTCCAGAACAAAACTCAGAAGCTTTAATTAATTTAGTATTAGGATATTTAGGCGGTTTAGCGTCAGCTATAATTAGTTTTTACTTTGGGGCATCTAACACACCCAAGGATGATTAATATGAACATATCTGAAGAGGGTATATCTTTAATTAAAAACTACGAAGGATGTAAGCTAGAGGCTTATCAGGACTCCGTAGGAGTTTGGACAATTGGCTACGGACATACAAAAGATGTAAAAGATGGCGATAAAATTAACCAGGACGAAGCCGAACATTTATTGCAAGAAGAAATGCCGGAGTATGAAGGTTATATCAACGATATGGTTAAGGTGCCGTTAGATCAATGTCAGTTTGATGCTTTAGTTTGTTGGGTATACAACTTAGGACCTACTAATCTAAAAGAATCTACTTTGTTACGTATTCTTAACGAGGGTGATTATGGCGGCGTACCAGAACAAATAAAACGCTGGAACAAGGCTGGTGGTGTTATCTTAGGTGGTTTGGTTAAACGTAGAGAAGCTGAAGCTAATTTGTTTGAAGGTAAGGAATGGAGCAAGGTTTAAATGGCATTACAAAAAACAATATTTAGACCTGGTATATATAGAGAGGGTACTGATTATGATAATGAAGGTGGTTGGTTTGATTGTAATTTAGTACGGTTCAGAAAAGGCAGGCCAGAAAAATTTGGAGGGTGGAGCAAACTTACAAGTGCAACTTATTTGGGTACGGCAAGAGCCTTACATCCTTGGGTGTCTTTAGGTGGGACAAAATATCTTGGGATAGGTACTCATCTTAAATACTATATTGAATCCGGAGGTTTATTTAATGATGTAACCCCCATAAGAAGCACTACTTCTGCTGGTGATGTAACATTTTCCGCAACTAATGGAGATGCAACAATTACTGTTGCAGATACAGCGCATGGGGCAGTTCAAAATGATTTTGTTACTTTTTCTGGAGCATCTAGTTTAGGAGGTAATGTAACAGCAACTGTTTTAAATCAAGAATACCAAATAGCAACCATAGTTAATGCAAACAGCTACACAATAGAAGCAAAAGACACTTCAGGGGCAACAGTTACCGCAAATGCTTCTGATAGCGGTAACGGAGGATCTTCTGTTGTTGGAGCTTATCAAATAAATGTGGGACTAGATGTTTATGTTGCCGGTACAGGTTGGGGTATAAATGGTTGGGGCGCAGGATCTTTTGGAAGTGCAGGAGCTTTAAGTTTAACAAATCAATTGAGATTGTGGACACACGATAACTTTGGTGAAGATTTAATTATAAATGCAAGAGCTGGTGGTATTTATAAATGGGTAGAAAATAATGGAGTAGGTACAAGAGCGGTTGAACTTTCTGGTATTACTGGTGCTAATCAAGTTCCAACTGTAGGTCTGCAAGTTATTACTTCAGAAAAGGACAGGCACTTGATAGTCTTAGGTGCAGACCCTGTATCAGGTACTTCAAGAACAGGTACCGTTGATCCTATGTTAATAGCATTTAGCGATCAAGAAAATGAATTAGAATTTGAACCTACTAATACAAATACAGCAGGTTCTCTTAGGTTGTCTTCAGGATCTTCAATAATAGGTTCTGTAAAATCAAGACAGGAAATAATGATTTGGACTGATACTGCTCTTTACAGTATGCAGTTTACCGGTCCTCCGTTTACCTTTGCAGTTAATTTAATAAATGAAGGTATAGGGTTAGTTGGACCCAAAGCAGCCGTTACAGCTCCTCAAGGCATTTATTGGATGAGTTACAACAATTTTTATGTTTACAACGGTAGTGTTCAAACAATTCCTTGTTCCGTTCATAATTATGTTTTTGGTGACATTAATTTAGGACAGTCTTTTAAATTTAACGCATTTACTATTGCGGATAAAAATGAAGTCGGTTGGTTTTATTGTTCAGCAGATTCTACAGAAATAGATAGATACGTTATTTATAACTATATAGAAAACTTATGGATTTATGGATCTCTAACAAGAACAGCTTGGTTAGATGCGGGCATAGAAAATTATCCTAGAGCTGTTAATGGAGGTTATTTATTTCAACAAGAAAAAGGATTTAATGATGATGGATCTCCTATGACAAACGTATTTATTGAAAGTTCTGATTTTGATTTAGGTGATGGTGAACAATTTACCTTTATAAGAAGGATCATTCCAGATTTTAAGTTTTTACAAAATAACAACTCAGGTAATATAAATATAGTAGTTAAAACAAGAAACTTTCCCGGAGATTCTTTAACTACAAATTCTACAAATGCAATAACTGAAACAACTACACAAGCTTATGTAAGAGGTAGGGCAAGACAAATGGTTTTAAGATTTGAGTCTGATGATGATGCAAGTGCAGATGGCAACTTAGATATTGGATGGAGATTGGGAGCTACTAGAATAGATACAAGGCCTGATGGCAAAAGATGAGCAAAATATTACAAAGTCAGCTACCTATTGCTACAGGAGATGTTAGCCCAGAAACTTTTAACAGATTAGTAAGAATATTAGAAATTAACTTAGGCGCTGTAGATCCAGATCAAACCAGACAAGTTAATGACGCAGATAAAATAACTCTTAATTTTTTAGCCGGATCTATTATATGGAACACTACTTTGGGTGTTTTACAGGTCTATACTGGCAATAAATGGGTAGATATAGGCGAAAGAACAAATAACCTTGGTTTTGAAATGACTGCCTCTGTTGGCAAAGTTGATGTAAAAACAAATGGCGATATAACAATTAATGTCTGAAACAGCACAATTACAGGAATATCAAACTAAAAACATACTTTTAGAACATCCTGCTGATTGGTATATAGAT